CAATCAGAGCCCCCTCCAGACGGCGATCCGTGCCAAAGACGCGTAAGTTGCGATCGACCAGGTAGATGCGCCCGTCCTTGGCGACCATCAATAGACAACGGAGTCCATCGGCCTTGTCCGTGACGTTGTAGTCTTCGGTGCGAATGTTGGTGCTCCGCGTTTCCGAGTCGATGCCGAGGTGCGTCTTTCGAAGGGTGACGGGCTGCGACCCCAGAAAGGTCGTGCTTCCTGTCTTAAGCGCCATGAATTCAAGGACAGAATTCTTGACCGAGTCGCGAAGAAAGACGTAGGACCCCTGAAGGCCTCGCAACACGGTGGCGATGCCGACCATCAGCGAGTGCTGCTTGGCATTCATTCCGTGAAGGACTTCTACTTCGGCCTCATACCGGAGCGGTTGCTTCGTGATTTGAGCTCCCAGGAAGGTCGTGTTGGGAATGTAGGATCCCTTGCCGTCCTTGCGACTTTCTCGCACAATGGAGAGATCGAAGCGAATGCCTGGATGTTGGGCAGACGTGAAGGCGTAGCGATTGATTTGGCGAAAGGATTTCGGAAGGTCTTTCCATTTGGACAAGGCTTCGTTCACACGCGAATGATCCTTTGATAATAACTGCTCAGAGCGGGCCTTGACGCGTACTCCGTACTCTTTCAAATCAACCTCCGAGATGCCTGCTACTGTTGTTTTTCGCTCCTTCAACAGAATTTCATACGGTTTCTCTTTGAGCGAATTATCTTTACAGTATTCGGAAATGAGTCCTTCTCCAATCAAGGTAAAGCGTAAGCCTCCTTCCACCATGATGTTGAGTTTCGCCTCTTCGATCACTTCCGCAAATCCCAACGTACGCAGATATTTAAGCGTTTGTAGGAAGGTCGTGTAGTCCAGAGATGGAAAGGTCGCCTCCAGTTCCATCGTAGAGGACGTCGTCCACCCTACAAACAGACGAGTGATGGCTTCCTGTTCGGCAGCCGTTACCTCGAGGGACATATTCTAATAAGGATAGGATGTTTTAAGACCATCTCATTTTTTTTGGATCACTGTTTCAAAAAAAATAGGGTTGTAGTCTCTTTATGAAAGTCGTTGACGCAATTTGAAGACGGCGATTTTCGCGACGCGTGTGGCCTTGTTTCCGGAGACGTCCGTCATACCGAGTTTTGTTCCGACGGACTCTAATTCTGGGAGCGTCAACCCTTCCAAGGAATGAAGAATCGAGGCCGGAGGCAACACCACCCATCCGTTGGCATCGCAGGACTCTAGGAAGGCCTGACAGGTCGCAAAATCGTCCTTAGGAACCCCGTGATCAGTGACGTGATACAGGGGAAAGGTGGAGCCGTTGTCTAAATTGTCGGCGGCCGGATAGACAATAACCTGTTTATCTTCTTCAAACCAAACGGCGACACGAATGCCCTTGGCGACGCAGAGAAAGTCAAGAAAGGAAGAAGTGGGCTTGTCGGTGCGAACAAGGGGCCACAGAAAACCTCGTTTCGCAACGTCAAGTTCCTTCAGGTTTCCGCCGGAGGCACATCGCGGCTTGATCATCATTTCAAGGGAGATCTTGGTCCAGCCACGCGACCGACCTCCCTGCGATTTATACAGGTCGTTCATCTTGGCTTCAAGGCGGACACCCTCTTCGCATTCGATTTGGTGTTTGGTGCGGGGAGGAGCATCCTCATAAAGGGGATCTTCAATGCCGAGTACAATCGGGTCCACCGCACGCTGTCTTGCGGAATGTCTGGCGATACCTGTGACTACAGGAACAGGGACAGAAACAGGAACAGGACCCTTAGGTACAACGGACGGTTTTTCTGATTTATGAACGGGAGGAATGGGTTGATGATTATCTTCATCTTCGGAAAGGGGCACTACAACGGACGGCAAGCGTACCCATTCACAGGCAGGAGCTTCTTTCGGAAATGATAGAACCGGAAGATGAAAGGCTTCACGATTAGAGGCAACAACGCGACCGACTTCTTCGTAAGAGACCATGTTATGAGGATCTCGTGTGAAGTAGTTTAGACCTGGTCTAGATCCTTCAGTTTTCTTCGGAAGGGCTGTTTACGACCAGAGTGCTCATGTACAATTCTCGATCTGCCAAATTCTTTCGATTGGATTGCGTGAACTTGATGAAGAGTTCAATGTCGTCAAAGACGGCTTGGTCCAACAAACACAAGTTAAAAAAGGTTCCGTTCAAGTTTTCGGAAACAGAGGTATTGTGTTTTCGAAGAATGCGTAAAATTTCAATATGCTCTGGTTTTGACAATCCTTTGATAATTTCTAAACAATGTTTTCTGCGTTCGTACTCGTCGGGTTTCAAGGAGGACATTTAAAAGGCGTGCGTCTTTCCATTTGCTAAAAAAACGCAGAAAATCAAGAAGGTCTAAGGCATACTGGATAGAAAGGTGGCTTCTTGTGCCGCCTTTTCTTCTTGGCCAATCTTTCGCTTTCGCTTGGGAGCCGGTAGGGCCGCAAGAAGGGCTGCGGCAGAGGGACGGGCCTCGGCCACAGAGACCTCGGGGATCAAGACGACCGGTGCTTCTGTGGCAGGGGTTCGTTCTGCGGTTCCTTCTGGGATGCCTTCCAGTGCCCCTGACGGTGCGGCCTGAGGAAGTCCTTCGGGGCCTCTTTCAGGGCCTCTTTCGGGACCAAGGCCTCCTTCGGGACCAAGGCCTCCTTCGGGACCAGGGGCATCTTCGGGGCCTCCTTCGGGGCCTCCTTCGGAGACAACTGTGACACCCGTTTCTTCTGGCCCTTCTTCGGAAGACACAAGTGCTCCGACCGCAGAAATGTATGGATCGTTTGTCTGAAAACGACTTGTTATGATGTTGATGCGAATGGTGTCTCCTAATTTTATTTGGTCAAAGTCCTGATTTCCTTGGTGGGATTCTCTCGGTAGCAAGATTCGAATAGCCTCCTTGTACACGGAGTAAACACCCATCTTGTTCTTTTTGATGACGTAGGCTTCTATCACGTTGCCTGCGGTCGGGTACAAAATGTCACACTTGAACCGGCAGTCGTAGGTATAGTTTCCCGTAAACTTGCCATTTTCGGCAATCGGGGCACTGCGGGCCAGGAGTTCGATCGAACCAGGGCGAATGTATCCGTTGGCATTACACTTGCCCTCGTGCTTGTCCTTCAATTTGTCGAGAAGCAAGTGATTGTATCCATCAAGGGACCGAATCGCATTGTTCTCGGTGGGGGTGATGAAGACGCGTTCATCAATGTACATGGAATGAAACATGGTCTACCTACTCAGTCTTGGGATTCTAATTCATCATTTTTTTAGGCCTTATGTCTTATGCCTTAGGTCATTTTCACGCCGGAACGGGCAGCGTCCACGAGCGACAAGAACCAACGCTTTTTACCGGCTTTCTTTTGATCCAAGATGCGAAGGACAAACTCCAGGTATGGACACAGTTGATGACGGCTCATCTCGCAAATGTATTCGAGCGTCGTTTCGGAATCGATGCCAAGATATCGATCATCGACGGCCTTCTTGCGAAGTTTGCTTTCTGCTTCCATAGAGGCCGGAATTTTGATGAACTCGTCATTGAGCAAGCGTACAAGAAACGGGTCCTCTGCGGGCAACACCTTACGGGCCTCTTGTTGGAGTTTCTTGATACGCTCCAGATTGTACGCCAGTTTCGAATTGCCGGCACATTCGGCTCCCGTCAAACTGCCGGTGCTAGGATCCACGGAACGGAAGATGGGAGTCCCCGCCTTCAAGGACAAATACCCGTATAGGGGTGCCATGGTTCCCGCCGTAGGGGAGCGGTCGACAGGAGCACCGATCGCCGTGTCAATACGTGGCTTGTACAGTTCGCAGGACGTCGAAGGTTCCGGGTATCCCTCGGCAAAGCAGTAGGTTTCGAGGGCCTTGGTCGTGTGAGACACTGTCAAGAACCCCGTCACGGCACGCCCATGGTAGAATTCGACCGGTCGAAGCAAGTCGGCCAATCGCGTCTCCTCAGCCGTTAGTGCCGCAGAACGAATTGTCCAGTCACGCAAGACGGCGGTTCGCTCCGCCCCGCTCCACACCGTGTCCATCCACCAAAGGGCCGCCACGGCCCCCGTTTCAGGCACGTCCCGAAAATGGTAGAGCAACCATCGCCACGCGTGAAAGACCTCCTTGGAAAGAGGCGCCGGACAAGGAAGGGCACCCGCTCGTTCGGCCATCATACGGGCGACAAGTGCCGTCCAGGCACGCAAGGAGTCCGTCGCCGACGCCAAGGCATCGCCAGCCTCGGCAACCACAACGGCGGCCCCTTCTTCGTGAACCACGGGTCCGTCCGGCTGACGCTGAAGAATCTGCTTTCGCTGAGGCACAAAAACGCGCGGAATGCGACGGTAGGCCCGCCCATACCGCAATGCGAGCGGAATCTCCGTGTCCGTCACGTGTTCCGGTTGAAAGAGTACATACCCCTGCTTCAAGATGAGCGTTCCGTAGACGCCGTCCTTTTCCTGCTTGATTCGCAACGAGTTCAGTGCCTCGCGGATTCCGATCGCCGCCACAGACGCAGGAATGCCTTCGTACAGCACGTCCTGAATGTAGCGAAGAGGTACAGCGACCTCCTTTGAGAACAGGTCTTGAAGCACTTCCTGACGCTTCAAGAATTTATAGCGCGCATCGAATTCGCTGTAGGTGCTCATATCCTTGCCCCACTCGGATTTCGGCAACGTTCGTTCACAAATAAATTCGCACGTGTTGGAAAAGTCACAGAAACTTGTGTATGGTTTGTCCGCCAAATCGTAATCTTCGTGTTTCTTGCCAAACGCGTCGTAGATGGTACGCTTCCCCACGTCTTCGAGAGCCACCGCGGCGTGATTCAGCATACAGTCCCAGGCGTGAATCTTGATAAGGCGGGTCACGCGTCCGATCGGCTGGGCCTTGCGTACCGCTAGGCGATAAGCGTACAGATCCCCCGTTTCATACGTAGGAATTGACACCGCGTGAAGAAAGATGGTACAGTTGCGCTGGGCCAACGGCAGGGCGGCGTGGGAGCAAAAACGAACCCCGCGTCCCTCGATTTGCTCGATGCGATTCATGTGGTACCATCCATCCAAGATATGAAGTTGGCGGATATGTTTGAGATCCAGCCCTTCCGAGGTAATTTGCGACCCGAGGATGACCTTGACCTTGGACCCATCCTTGTTGTCGTTGGAGGTCGCGTAGCGGAGCAAGCCCTTGAAATCAGGCGAAATACTCGGATTGCTGGTCAGCAAGATGTAGAAGAATTTGGGTTTCTTGTAGCGTTCGAGTTTCAGCAAGGGTGCGGCCACTCCGTTGGCCAGCACGCGACATCCTCCCGCCAGTTCAAGGGCGATGGCAATGGGCAAGGCCCCGCACTGAATGTACTTGGAAAACACAAAGGAGACACCCGTCCCGTCGACGACCTTTTCTACGATGGACGCGATCTTGGGTGCGTAGCGCTTCAGTCCTGCTCCCGCCATCACATCTTCCACTTTTGGCGCCGGAGAGCCGACGGCCTTCCATTCAAACTGCGTAATGCTGGTGCCGTCCGACGCCCGTTCGTTCGCCTTTTGCTCCCAATAAATCGGCCAACCACGATTTCCGTAGACGCCGCTGGGGTAGGTCATATTTGCCATTTGAATGGTGCGTTCCAACACGAATTCACTGGTGCGTCCCTCTTCCCCACGGTACTTGACCAGTTTGTCCGTCAAGAGTTTGCCAACGGGTGTTCCCGCGCCGACGGAATGAACAACCAGCGGAAGCATGGAAAGGATCTTTTTATCTTCGGCGGTCAAGGCTACGACGTCTTCGACGCGGGAGATGGATTTGGTGGGGTAGGCCTCGGCAAAGGCGGCACCCGCGGCTTCCGAAGGAAGCAGGCGGAGCGGAAAGGTGTTGGGATGTTCCCCTCGCATATAACTCACGTAGCGACGAATCAGGTAGACAAGTTTGGCCTCTCCTTCCTTGGTGAACTGTCCTCGCTCCAGGTCGCCGCGATCCATCAGATGCTCGGACTCTGGATCCTTGGTGGCATTGACGTGTAGGATGTTCAGGAGAAAGGTGATTTCGGGGGCAGTGTTGTACATCGGAGTCGCCGTCATCAGGAGGAGTCGCATGCCTTCGGCGACGTAGGCCATCCGCTTCAAAAAGGGAGTCAGGAGTTTGCCTTCCGCAGCATCCTTGAGCTTGTCGGGATCCGCTTCGTCGAGGTCAAACGAGGTTTCCGTGTCGCCGTCGCGCAGATTGTGGGCTTCGTCAATCACGACCAGGTGATCAGAAAACCAGTGTCGAAGCAAATCATTTTCTCGTTCCTCTCGTGCCTTGCCCTTCACGACGGCGGGAATCTCATCCTTGAATTTCTTTTCCAACATCTTGGCGAACGCCAGGTAGCCCATGATGGCGTAGCGATTACGAACCACTTTCTTGACTTCGGCGTCAATCACCTCCTTGTCGTCTGTCGCTACAGTGTCCGTCAATCGAAGATAGGTCATTCCGGTACATTGCGGAGAACGCCATCTGTCTCCTGTGAGCCGTTGCTCATCGGGAGGAGCGGGAACGAGTTTTTCCACATCAAAGATGGTCTTTCGGAATCCGTCGGCGATGGCTTGGGGGGCTAAAATATAGACGGTGTTGCCGGGAAAGAGGTCTAGGTAGGTTTCCGCTACGGTGATGGCGGAACAGGTTTTACCGACACCGACTCCGTGATTCAGGAGCAGGCTGTGATACGGAGTAGTTGGATGAAGGAATCGGGCTACAAGTCGCTGGACGGACGTGGCTTCAAATTCATCTTGAATGCGTGTACAGGTCTCTTCGGACACGGCCTCGGACGCTAATTCGGCAAATTCCTTCTTTCGTGTCAGTTGTGCGGCAAAGTCGGGATCTTCCAAATCGGGATACGACCCCATCGCAAATTCTCGCTCTCGAATCCATTCGGTGGGTCTTATGCCCGTCTGGTCCATGGCTTCCAGGACGCTGTTTCTTACACGGAAATCCGTGTCGGCGTCAATAGGAAGGTGCCACGTCTCGAGCATCTCATCGGCATCTTTGCGACGAACAAGGTCCTCGACAAGGATGTTTTGAAGGCCTTCGTTTTTGATCACCACGGGTGCCGCCATCTACTTGTCCAGGCGTTTTTGGTGTCATCGTTTTTCTCAGAGATGCGTCGTTCCGAAAAATGTATACATGACTACACCCGGGTCCATTCCGCTTCCGATTCCAACACGGCACCGAATCCCTCCTCCGTGATACGCCGGTGAAGACGGGAGAGTAGCGCACGCTTCTCCACGTTTGTAGTGCGAATTTTGCCCATTGCTTCCTCGTATGAAAACCAACCAATGTTCCCCACCTCACGATTCATAACACGATTCGTCGGCTGATGGGTCGCCACCGTATCGTACTTACAAATCCCCATGAAATAGGTCTGTCGATAGGGGATTCCGTTGGTTCCTCTGTATTCCTCCACCAAGGGTGCTTCCGACAAGACACGGAGCACAGACTCTTTCAATCCTGTCTCTTCCTTGAATTCACGAAGGGCACAATCAAGCGAGGTTTCACGCAGGGCCCGACGACCTTTTGGAAATCCCCATTCGGCTTCCGTCCAGGTGGTCGTGGCTTCCGAGCAATATTTGGTCAACAAGTGCCCGTGAAGGTCCCCTGTTTGTTTCAGGGATTCAAAGGTTCGCTTCGCAACGTCGTGTTCGTTTCTATACTGTCGCGTATTTTGCCCGTTCCATAGCGTCTCCCACAAGGTATCAAACGGATGGGCCAGGAGTCGACTCCGCTCTTCGATCGTCATTCCGTCTAAGAGAAGCCGTATGTAGGCCGGATCGCTAAGGGAATATTTCCCTCGCAAAAATTCTACGTAGGATAAGGAATCCCTACGTCGAATCAGCAAATAGGACGGGACTTTTTCTTTACATTTGATGGCACAGATTCCAAAGGACATCACAGGTTCGGGACACACTCGAAAGGAGTGGCCCGGAGTTCCACAATTCATACACTCCATACTCTACCTTGGTCT